AGACGTGTGATCTTCCGATCTATGGGTTTCGGAGCGCAAATTATTCCTAGGCACGACGTTAAAAAGTTGTTTCGATAGCACTAAAAACACATTTATCCCTACCCACGAAAAATCGAAAACCGGCTATGATAGCACGGATTTCCACCAATGGCCTATAAGCAAGGCTACAATCAGAAACATGGCACTGATTTCAAAGGCAGACGCGGCACGAGCCCTTGGCGTTACCAGCGAAGCGGTCTATGCAGCAATTCGTACAAACCGTCTATCGGTGGTACGCACCGGGGACGGTCGTGAACTCGTAAATTCCGCCACCATGCGTGAGGAATGGGAACGCAACACACAAAAGCGTGTCGGCCGCGGCCCTAAGCCCCCTGCTGGAACGACCGAACGCACCCCCATGCGCCCAGGCGAACTCACCCCAAACGAGCGCCGCGATCAGCAGGCCGACTCAGGCGGCAACCTGGCGGATACCAACGAGGCCATACCCGATTACAACGAGTCCCGCGCCCGCACCGAGCACCTAAAAGCCGAGCTATTAGAGCTGGAACGCAAACAAAAAGAGCAAATTCTCGTAAAAGCGGAGGAAGTTGAGGCCAAATGGGTCGAAATTATCACCATGGCTCGCACTAAGATTTTGGGTATCCCCACAAAGGCCAAACAGCGCATCCCCGACCTCGACACCGACGCCATAAGCTTGCTGGACGACATCGTGAGGGAAACGTTAGAAGACCTAGCCGCTAAATCCGACGCCTAAGCTGCCGCACATGGTAACTACGCCACTTAGCAGTATTGCTCGCCTGGAAAGCTCTGCGCTTAGCGCCTTCAAACCCCCGCGCCGCCTCACGCTGAGCGAGTGGGCCGACACCTACGCCTACCTCAGCGTCGAGAGCAGCGCCGAAGGCGGCCGCTGGCACACCCTCCCCTACCAGAAGGGGATCATGGACGCCATAAGTGATCCGCTAATTGAACAAGTAACCCTTATGAAGTCGGCCCGTGTTGGCTACTCCAAAATCCTTAACCATGTAATCGCCTATCACATCCACCAAGACCCCTGCCCTTTGATGCTAGTACAGCCGACGATTGAAGACGCGCAGGGCTATTCGAAGGAAGAAATTGCGCCTATGTTGCGCGATACACCCTGCTTAGCTGGCCTTGTAAGTGACGCTAAGGCTAAGGATGGTGCTAATACGATCCTGCAAAAGCAATTTCCGGGTGGAACGCTCAGCCTTGTTGGGGCCAACTCGCCGCGGGGCTTCCGCCGTGTGAGCCGCCGCGTCGTCCTGTTCGACGAGACCGATGGCTACCCACCCTCGGCTGGCACGGAGGGCGACCAAATCAAGCTCGGTATCCGCCGAACCGAGTATTACTGGAACCGCAAAATCGTTGCCGGCTCCACCCCCACCATCAAGGACTTCAGCCGCATCGAGCGCCTTTTCGCCCAAGGCGATCAGCGCCGCTACTTCGTGCCCTGCCCCCACTGCAACCACATGCAGTACCTGCGCTGGGCTCAGATGACCTGGACCGACAACGACCCCTCCACCACCGCCTACAAGTGCGAATCCTGCAACGAACTCATCCCACACTCTAAGAAGCGTTGGATGGTCGAACGCGGCGAATGGCGCTCCACAATCCCCGGCAACGGCAAGCACGTAAGTTTCCACATTTGGGCCGCCTATTCCTATTCCCCCAACGCCTCCTGGTCTAATTTGGTTGAAGAGTTCCTGGAGTCGAAGAACGACGCCGAGCAACTAAAGACCTTCGTAAACACCGTCTTAGGCGAGGTCTGGGAAGACGAATACGCCTCCAAGATCGGCGCCTCCGCCCTGCTGGAACGCACCGCCAAGGAGACCTACGAAGCCCTCATCGTCCCCTCCTCCGCCCTGGCGCTCACGATCGGCTGCGACTGCCAGGACGACCGCCTAAGCCTCAGCGTCTGGGCGTGGGGACGCGAAGAGGAGGCGTGGCTCATCGACCGCAGCAAGCTCTACGGCGACCCCTCACGCCCCGACGTATGGAAACAACTCGACGAAGTGCTAAGCCGACCGTTCCTAAGCGAAGACGGAATTGACCTGCGCATTAGCGTGTGCGCAATCGACTCTGGCGGCCACCACACCGCCACCGTCTACGCCTACGCCCGCGACCGCGCCGCCCAGGGCGTCATCGCCATCAAAGGCATGTCCACCAAGGGCAAGCCACCGATCGGCAAGGCCAGCAAGGTCGATCTCAACCACAAAGGCCAAACCTTACGCAAAGGCGCCCAAGTATTCCCCGTAGGCTCCGACGCCATCAAATCGCTGCTATTCGGCCGCCTAAAGCACAACGACCCAGGCCCCGGCTATCTCCACTTCCACGCCAAAACACCCCTCGACTATTTTGAGGAACTCACCGCCGAGAAGCAGGTGATGCGCTACAAGAACGGCTACCCCCAGCGCGTCTGGGTAAAGAAGAGCAGCCAACCCAATGAAGCTCTCGACGAACTCGTCTACGCCTACGCCTCCCTGCACCGCCTCTACCAGCTCTACGACCGCCGCACCATTTGGGAGCAGCTGGAACGCAAGCTCCGCCCCTCCCCCGACGACGCCCCCTCCCAACCCGCCCGCTCCTCCGCCGCCTTCAACGTCCTCGGCCGCTAAGCCGCCACGCCCCCACGCCCCTTCCCGCTTTCCGCTTAACGCTTAGCACTTATCACTGCAACGCTTACCACCTAGACTTATACGAAATGCGTGCCACCGATGGCATTTCCATCAAAAATATACGCAGGAGACGCTGTAAGCTGGACAGACGACCTCGCCGTAGGCGCATCCTCTTACGCCTATTACTTTCGCACTAACGCTGCATCGGGCGCCACAGCGTCCGGCACACTTAGCGGCGGCCTCTGGACCTTCACACTGCCCGCGCTTACCACCGCCGCCTTCGCCACCGGCGAGTGGTTCTACCAGGCCGTCAGCGTCACCGCCTCGCAACCACTTACCGAGCGCACCGGCGGCTTCACCGTGTCCTCGGCGCTGTCCTACGCCGGCGCCCCCACCGCCCTCGATCTGCGCAGCCAAGCCCAGATCGACCTCGACGCGGTTGAGGCCGCCATCCGCGTCCTCGCCACCGGCGCCCAGGAGTACCGCATCGGCACCCCCACTGGTGGCCGCATGGTCAAACGCGCCGACCTCGCCGATCTGATCGCCTGGCGCGACCGCCTCAAAGCCGACGTGGCCCGCGAAAAGCTCGCCGAAAACGTCGTCAACGGCAAAGGCGACGGCCGCTCCCTCTACGTCCGCTTCTCCTAAGCCACCATGGGCCTTCGCACTTGGTTCCGCCGCCAGCTCGCCATTGCGCGACACGGCCGCCGCGCCTACGACGCCGCTAAGTGGAACCGCTTCACGGCTGACTTCCTCGCCTCCGGCAACAGCGCCGACGCCGAGATCCGCGGCAGCCTAAAGGTGCTGCGCAACCGCAGCCGTGCGCTGGTCCGCGACAACCCCTACGCCCGCCAAGCCAAGCGAACCACCCAAATCAACGTCGTCGGCGCCCGCGGCATCCAAATGCAGCCCCAGGTGCTCCGCCCTGACGGCAGCGAAAAGGACGAGCGCCGCAACGCCGCCCTCCTCGCCGCCTGGAACCACTGGTGCCGCGCCGACTCCTGCGACGTAACCGGCCGCCTCAGCTTCCACGGGATCGAACTCAGCATCGTCGGCGCCCTACCCGAATCCGGCGAGATCGGCATCCGCCTGGTCCGCCAGCCCATGGGCCGCGGCAAGGTGCCCCTAAGCCTGGAGCTAATCGAAGCCGATCAAATCGACGACGAATACACAGGACTTAGCGACCGCCCTAAGCACTACTGGCGCATGGGTGTTGAGCTAAACGAGTGGGGCAGACCCACCCGCTACGCAATTCTGCGTAAGCATCCTGGTGACGTTGAGTTCACCAACTACATCGGCAGTAATGAGAAGCATCTCTTTATAGATGCTGCCGACTTTATTCACGTCTTTATGCCTGAGCGCGTCGGGCAGACACGCGGCGTCCCCTGGTTCGCTTCTGTAATTACTACGTCGTGGAATCTCGGTAAGTACGAGGAGGCGCACTGGACGCGTAAGCGTGTGCAGGCCAACAGCCTCGGCTGGATCCAGACCCCCGAGCCTGAGACCTTCGGCAGCACCAACCCCGATGGCACGCCCGCCCTGGAGGACAGCAAGCGCCTCTGGAACACCGAGCCCGGCAGCTACAACTTCCTGCTCCCCGGCGAAACTGCCATCCCGCCCGACTTCGGCCCCGACGACGGCCAGTACGAAGCGGTGGTCCGCACCCTCGCCCGCCGCTTCGCCGCCGGCTACGGCTGCTCCTACGAGACCCTTAGCCGCGACTTCTCGGACACGAATTACAGCTCCTCTCGCCTCAGCATTCTGGAAGACCGCGATCACTGGCGCGTAATTCAATCGGTGCTAATTCAGCAAGTACACCAGCGCGTATTTGAGGAGTGGCTCGCCGCGGCCGCGCTCGCTGAGCTGCCTATGCCGATGTTCAGCGACGTGTGGACCCGTCCTGAGCGCTACAACACCCCGCATTGGCAGGCCCGCGCCTGGAGCTGGGTCGATCCGGCCAAGGAGATGAAGGCCATGGAGATGAGCCGCGCCCTGCAGCTCCAAACCCACGCCGAACAAATCATGGAATACACCGGCAACGACTTCATGAGCACCATGACCACCATCAGCAAGGAAAACGAGATCAAACAAGAACTCGGCCTAAGTGGCGGCGCTCCCTCCCCCACCCCCACGGATCCAGCCACCGAAACCCCCGGCCGCAACATCGAACCCCTCTACCTAGAGGGCGAGGACGAGCCCATCAACCTCCGCACCGACCTCAGCGCCGCCGCCAAGCCGCAGCGCTAAGCCGCCCCACCGCCCCTTAGCGTCTCCGCTTATGGCCAACGTCAACGGCACCGAGATCAACCTCATGCCCACCAAGGGGATGCGGGCAGAGGCTGAGCGCTACCGCGCCTGGAAAGCCGAGGGACGCAAAGGCGGCACCTCCGTGGCCGCCCGCCGCGCCACCCAAATCCTCAGCGGTAATGAGCTGAGCCCCGCCACCGTCCTGCTTATGAGCGCCTGGTTCGCTCGGCATGAAGTAGACAAGCAGGGCGAGGGCTACTCACCGGGCAGCCCCGCTTACCCCTCCCCCGGCCGCGTTGCCTGGGCCGCTTGGGGCGGCGATCCCGGCAAGACCTGGGCCGACGCTAAGGCCAAAACAATAAAAAGCGCCACCGATAGACTGCACAACACAACAACTACGGCTGTCATGGACGCCACCGCCGATCAGCAACGCGAGCTGACGCCAGACCTTACAGCTCCCCAAGTTGCGCTCTACGAAGCCTTGGAGGAAATTGTCGATGATCTCGGTCAGTTTGATCAGGGCATTGGCGCTCACGGCGCTCATTACATGCCTGTCAGCCCCTTCGCCAGCGAAGGGATGCAGTGCTCCAACTGCATCTTTTACGCCGGCCCTCGCGCTTGCGAAGTCGTCGCTGGCGACATCGCCCCCGAAGGCGCCTGCAAGTTCTGGATCATCCCAGAACAGCTGCTCACCCCCCAGGCTGACGCCTCAGCCGAAGGCCGTACCGCTACCTCTGCCGACGAAGTGCGCCTCGCCGCTAAGTCTGTGCGTGACTACGCGGCCCAACGCGCCGCAGCCGGCGAGCTGAGCGAAGGCGACTTCGTTGCCTGGCAATCCAGCGGTGGCACGGCCCGCGGCCGCATCGAGCACGTCATGCGTACCGGCACTCTCGGCGTCCCCGGCAGCGACTTCAGCATCGACGCCTCCGCCGACGACCCCGCCGCCCTGATTCGCATCTACCGCCCTAAGCAGGACGGCTGGAGCGAAACCGAAACCCTCGTAGGTCACAAGTTTTCGACGCTCCGCAAGATCGAGCCCCTCGACGAACCTTCGGACGACAGCGAAGACGACCGCAGCCTGGAACAACGCCCTTACCCCAACGAACACGCCGCCCGCCTCTTAGACCCCGGCCAGTTCGACCGCTTCCGCCGCAAGAACAACGATTTCGCCCAAGGCATCGACTCCATTTACGGAATCAAAGGCGACGATCCCGTGCGCCTACAGGCCCTACGCTTCGACGCCGCACGCTTTACAGTAAGTGAAGCTAAGAAGTGGCTTAGCGATCACGACTACACGCCCATCTCCTTTGAGCCCGCTACAGGCAAGTCCATGGACGGCAAAATCGACATCAAGGCCATCAGTAAGGAAGTGCTTAGGCGCGAAGCTCCGCAAGGTCTCCGCGTCGAAGAAAGCACCGAAGCTGGCCTCACCTTTAGCTTCAGCTCCGAGGCGCCCGTGGAGCGCTGGTGGGGCCGCGAGGTGCTGATGCACGATGACGGCGCCATGGACCTGGCCCGCATGAACGACGGCGGTCCCTGGCTCTGGAATCACAACCGCGACGTGGTGCTCGGCGTAGCCGAAAAAGCCTGGCTTGGCGACGATCGCCGCCTCTACGTTAAAACGAAATGGAGCCCCAACACCACCGAAAAAGGCACCGAAGAATACAAGCGTCGTCGTGACATCGAAGCGGGCATCGTCCGCAACGTATCCTTCGCCTACGAGATCAACGATGTGCGCGAAGCATCTAACGGCGACATGCAAGTAGTGGGCTGGAACGTTCTGGAAGTCTCCTCAGTAAGCGTGCCCGCCGACCAGACCGTTGGCCTGGGCCGCGCACTCGACGACACCAACACATCCACCACGCCACTTACGACGCAAGAAACAAATCAAGCGTCAACCCCTACACTAGAAACTAAGCAGACCGCCGAGCGCGGAGCTGACTTCCCCCAAGATCCTCCATCCATGGAACAAGCCACCAACGTTCAGGAGGTCCAATCCGCCGCTCGGCAGTCCGAGCGTGAGCGTGTTGCGGCCATCCGCGCCATGTGCGCCCAGCACCAGATCGGCACCGATCTGGCCGATACCCTCATCGACAACGAATCCACCCTCGACCAAGCCCGCGAAGCCGTGCTGAACCAAATCGGACGCACCCGCGTCGAAGTCCAAGGTCGCGTCCATGACGACGACTCCGCCGCCCTCGGCCTCACCGACAAGGAAGTCCGCAGCTTCTCCTTCGTCCGCGCCCTCAACCACCTCATCAACCCCGGCGACCGCGCTGCCCGCGAAGCCGCCGCGTTTGAAATCGAGGTCGGCAAGGCCGCCGCCGAGAAGTATCAGCGCTCCTCCAACGGCATCGTCATCCCCAACGAAGTGCTCCGCCGCGACCTCGTGGTCGGCACCAGCACCGCCGGTGGCAACCTCGTCTCCACCGATCTGCTGAGCGGCAGCTTCATCGACCTCCTGCGTAACCGCATGGCGATGATGCAAGCCGGCGTCACCATGCTGAGCGGCCTCCAAGGCAACGTAAGCATCCCCCGGCAATCCTCCGCCGCCACCGCTTACTGGGTCGGCGAAAGCGGCTCACCCACCGAGAGCCAGCAAGCAATCGACCAAGTGAACATGACGCCCAAGACCGTGGGCGCCTTCGTCGACTACAGCCGCCGCCTGCTGCTCCAGGCTTCGATCGACGTGGAGTCGATGATCCGTGCCGACCTGGCCAAGATCATCGCCCTTGAGCTGGACCGCGCTGCCATCTACGGCACCGGCTCCACCAACCAGCCCCTCGGCCTGACCAACACCACCGGCATCGGTACCCAGACGATTACCACTTTCGGCACCTTCGCCGAGTACATCGGCATGGAAACCGACGTGGCCACCGCCAACGCCGACGCCGGCTCGATGCGCTACATCATCAACGCCGCCGCCCGCGGTGCCCTCAAGAGCACCGAGAAGTCCAACAGCTCGGCTGCCCAGTTCGTCTACGAGAATGACGAGATCAACGGCTACCCCGTGATCGTGAGCAACCAGCTCGGCACCAACGACTGCCTCTTCGGCGACTTCTCCCAGTTCGTCGTAGGCATGTGGTCCGGCCTCGACCTCACCGTCGATCCCTACGCTGGCTCCACTGCTGGTACGGTCCGCGTCATCGCCCTCCAGGACGTTGACTTCGCGGTCAAGCAACCTGGCGCCTTCTGCTTCGGCACCTGATCGCCATGAGGATCGAGATCCTTCGCTCAGTGATGGTCTCTGGGGAGCCGGTAACCGCCGGCTCCTTCCTTGAGGTCATCCCCAGCATCGCCAATCTGCTGATTGGCATGAACAAGGCTCAGCTCGCCCCCGAACCTGAGCCCGCTCCCGCTCCCGAACCAGAGGCCCCCAAGCGAGGCCGCAAACCCACCCCAACTCCTGAGGAGGCCCAGTCATGACCATCTTGCGCCAGGCGCTGGACAAACTCCAGCTCACCAACTTTCACGCCACCGCCGCCCGTACCGCCACCGGCAGCACCACCGGCGTTGATGTGCAGGCCCGCGAAGGCGACCTCTACCTCGTCCTCGATTCCGCTGCCGGCACCGGCACCACCCCGACGCTCGACGTTACCGTCGAGTCCAGCGACACCCTCGGCGGCACCTACACCGCCATCACCGGCGCCGCCTTCACCCGCGTCACCACCACTGCCTCCCAGCAGTCCCTGACGATCAGCAAGGACGAAGCCCGCCGCTTCATCCGCGTCACCTACACCGTCGGTGGCACGACCCCCTCGTTCACCTTCTCGGTGAACGCCATCGGCGTGAACAAGTACGGCTAAGCCGCACAACCGGGCTGCACAGTGTCTTAGCTGTGCAGCCTAATCCCTTCGCACTTACGCATCGCCTGACGAGGCTCCCATGCCATTCGGATACGACAGTGGTTTTGACACGGTTTCGCTTGGCACGCTGACCAGCGCAGGCGTTACCTCCACGCAGACGGTGACCGGCGCCGACATGACCTTTCAGGTCACCGTCAGCAGCATTGGCACCAACGTGGTGATCCGGTTTGAGGGCAGCCTCGACGGCACCAACTTCTTCAACCTCAGCTCGGCCAACGTCGATACCACCCTCACGGCCAACGGCACCTACGGTTATGCCCTGAGCGGCTGCCCGGTGCAGTTTGCCCGCCTGCGCCTTGTGAGCCTTTCGGGTGGTACGCCCAGCGTTGCAGCGGTGCTTGGAGTTAGCTGATGGCTGAACGCCTTGGCACACAGCTCCAATCCGGCGGCCTGGAGCAGAGCATCCACACCGGCCTGCTCGGCAGCGGCCTATTCGGTGGCGCGTCCCTCGACCTCAACTTTGCCGTCACCAAGAACGTCGGCCCGCTGGTGAGCTTCACCCGCGCCAGCAGCGCCACCTACATCGACAGCGCGGGAACGCTGCGGACGGCGGTGACGAACCTGCTGCTGCGGAGTGAGGAGTTTGACAATGCGAGTTGGCCAAAATCAGCAGCAACTGTAACTGCAAATTCTGCTGTATCCCCAAGTGGGGCATCAACAGCAGATAAACTAATAGAAGATTCAACTACAAACGAACACTATTCTCGTCAAACCAGTCCGACGTACACGACGGGGGCAGTAACTGCGTTTAGCGTTTATGTCAAAGCTGCCGAAAGAACATCAATCAGGCTCAGGTCGCTGGATGCTGCGGCTCCAGCTAATGGTTTTTACGGCAGTGTCGATACGTCAACCGGAACCACAGCAGGATCCAACGTAGGTACGGGAACTTTTACGTCAGTGACCGCTACAAGTGTCGGCAATGACTGGTGGAGATTAAGTATAGTGGGCATCGCATCTGCCACTGCCACCAGCAGTATTTGTGACATTTTTTTGCTACCAGGCAATGCCAATTCAGCATCTTCCTACACAGGCAACGGCACCAGCGGCATCTACATCTGGGGCGCCCAACTAGAGCAGTCCAGCACGGTCGGTGAGTACATCCCCACCACCAGCGCAACCAACTCGGCCCCCCGCTTCGACCACGCCATTACGGCGAGTAGGACTAATTTGCTGCTGCGGAGTGAGGAGTTTGATAATGCAGGCACAATAAAAATAAATGCCACAGTAACAGCTAACATTATAGCGTCCCCTGCTGGAACTCTTACGGCAGATAAAATGGTCGAAAATACCGCCGCGTCTGTTGCTCACATTGTTGCAAATGAATTAGCGACTGTTGTAAGTGGAACAGTTTATACGCTTTCGGTATTTTGCAAAGCCGCAGAACGTAGCTGGGTATTCGTGCTTGGCTCTGGCACACCATTCGGCTCAAACGGTATTTACGTTAATCTTTCTACTGGCGCTACCGGATCTTCATTGGGATCTCCAGGCAGCGTAGTAGTTACGCCTTTTGGCAATGGTTGGTATCGAATCTCTTTTTCTTTAACGGCAGGATCGTCAGCGGCGGCCGGCTTGCAAGTAAGGACTGCGACAGGGGACAATGGCGGTACTTATACCGGAGACGGCACCAGCGGCATCTACACCTGGGGTGCCCAACTAGAAACCGGCTCTACTGCTACCGAATACATCCCCACCACCACCGCTCCCGTCACCGTCAACAACACCGAAAGCCTGGGCCTGCTGGTGGAGGAGGCGAGGACAAACAGCGTCACCAATAACACCATGGTCGGCGCAGTTGCTGGTACGCCTGGGACAAATCCAACGGGTTGGTTTTTTGCTACAGCTCAAAGCAATGGTTTAACAATAAGCATTGCTGGCACTGGCGTAGAGAATGGTATCAAGTACATTGATTATCGTTTCAACGGTACAACTGTTGCCAGCCCTAACGCTTGCGCATTTGGTTTCGCCAACGCAACTGCTGCCACAGCTCAAACATGGGCTACTTCGCTTTATTGGAAGCTAACATCGGGTACGACTACTGGTACTACTAGTTGGCAACTTGGAATTATTGAAAACACTTCAGGGGGCGCTTTCGTTACTGGTGCTTTTTATAGTCAAACAGCACCTACATCTGCTGCGCTGATAACGCAACGCCCTACTGCAACTAGAACATTATCAGGTGGGGCTACGGTTGGGCAAGTTTCTCACACAATGAATATCCTTGTAGCAGGCAATACCGCCATTGATTTTACAATTCGATTGGGGATGCCCCAGCTAGAGCAAGGTGCATTTGCGACCAGCGTGATCCCAACGTCAACCGCCGCAGCCACCCGCAGCGCGGACGTTGCCAGTATCACGGGGGCGAACTTTAGCTCTTGGTATCGGCAGGATGAGGGGACGGTGTTTGCGGAAACTCAACTACAGTCAATAGCGGCTCGCACTGCCGCTGGCTTCGACATCAACGATAACTCTACAAATAACCGCATTGTATTTAGAACTTTAACTACTTCAATAGCCGATCAAGTTGTTATTCGCAGCGCATCATCTACTGTGTTTACCGCTGCTAACGTTTCGCCTGCTCCAACTACAGCATCCCGCAAAAGCGCAGTCGGATACAAAGTCAACGATTTTATGTTTACAGCAATCGGCAGCGCCGGTTATACGGGTACAACTGGAGCAGTGCCAGTAAGCGTCAACCAGATGTTGATTGGCTACGAACAAGGGCCAACAGGGCAGCTTGGCGGCACCATCCGCCGTCTCACCTTTTGGCCCCAGCGCCTTCCAAACTCCACGCTGCAGGCGATCACGCAATGACGCACTACCTACGCTTCCCCGACGAATCCACCGGCATGGCCGCCCTGGATGCTGCTGGCCTTACCACCACCAATGAAGACGGCGACACCGTGGTGCTCACCGCCAGCCACACCCACGCCCTCGACTGCGTAGGGCTTATCTACCAAGGTGGCACCTACGACCCCGAGACCGGCGAAGTCATCACTCCACCCACGCTGCTGAGCGGCTGGCACGTCAATTACATCGGTGAGTTGCCTGATGGGTGGGATGCTTATGTTGTGACACCGGAGCAACCGGTAAGGGTGTTTGCGTCATGATCACCGAGGATACCAGCTTATTCCTAGCCGACTTCGGCGTAAGCGTCGTAGCAGGCTCTGCATCCGGCTTAGGCATCCTCGACATGCCAAGCGAACTAATCGTCGATGGCCAAGTAATCAGCACCGAATACACACTTACTTGCGAATCCGCTAAGTTCGGCGACCTACTCTACGGCTCAAAACTTACCGTAAACGGCGCCGCC